GTAGATAAAGAAGGCGCAGGAGATCAAGGAATGATGTACGGTTATGCAACAGATGAAACTCCTGAAAGAATGCCATATCCATTTGTTGTTGCTACTAAGATATCTAATGCGCTATTAAAAGAATTTAATAATCATCCGCATATTTTTGGTCCAGATGGTAAATGTGAAGTTGCTGTTGAATATGATAAAAATGGCAATCCTAAAAGAGTATCAACTATTGTTGTTTCTGCGCAAACAAAAAAGGGAATGCTACAAATTGCTAAAAAATATATTATTGAGGCTGTTAAAAGTAATGTTCAAAACTTCAATGATATTAAATTACTAATTAATCCAACGGGAGCATTTGAAGTTGGAGGTCCATATGTAGATTCTGGATTAACGGGTAGAAAGATTATCTGTGATACTTATGGCGGAGTAGCTCATCATGGAGGTGGTGCTTTTTCTGGAAAAGATCCATCAAAGGTAGATAGAAGCGGTGCTTATTACTGTAGGTATGTTGCTAAATCACTAGTTGATTCAGGACTTTGTAAGAAGTGTGAAGTTGGCGTTGCTTATTCAATTGGTATCGCTGAACCAGTATCAATTTCTGTAGATTCATTTGGAACAGGGATAATTAGTGATGATGATCTTTCTCAAATTGTAAAAGATAACTTTGATTTTAAACCAGTATCAATAAAAAAAGAATTAAAGCTTCTTTTTACAAAGTATCAAGACACTGCTTACTTCGGTCACTTTGGAAGACTTGATTTAAATCTTCCATGGGAGGATACAAATGGCAAAGTACAACAGATCAAGAAAACATACACAAAGGCCTAGTAAACTTGAAAGGTTTTATAGAAGCGATGAATGGCATTTAGCAAGAGCAGTTAAGATTTGTAATTGTAATGGTTTGTGTGAACTTTGTGGAAAGCCAGGAAAGGAAGTTCATCATAAGATTCATTTAACTATTTACAATGTAGAAGATGTATCTATCTCTTTGAATCAAGAGAACCTTCAATTGCTTTGTACAGATTGTCATAATAAACAGCATCATAGATTTGGAAAGCATACAGAATATTCATTTGATAATGAGGGAAATTTAATTCATTCAAACAACACAAAAAAGCACTGATTTGTGATATAATTTGTATATCTTTTTTTAGGAGGCTTTTATGATACTAAATCAAATTGAAAAAACTATTTTTATTAATACAAGTGCTTTGATAAATTATATTTTAAATGTTCCTGGAATAAAGTTAGATTGCGATGATGCTTTGGATGAACCTATGTATTATGGTAGTCACGATTTTATTAATAACATCATTTATGTCAATAAACTTTATTTAGATAATGTAATCAAATCAAATAACACTGATAAATATGATTACAATTATTCAGTTTTTTGCAGTATTGTCGCTCATGAAACAATGCATTTTCATCAAAAAACAAATCCTAGTTCTCAAATAATAAAAGATTTTGTTACTGAAATTGAAATGTTGGACGATACATCTAAATTTGATAATAAAACATATGTTAATTTATCTACTGAAATAGAAGCAAGAGCTTTTGGTGCATTGATTCAAGAAAAAATAATCGGATATTATGATCCAATAAATAGCGATATAGATGTCGATGAATTTAACAAAAAATATAATGAACTAAAAGATGTATACTGGAATAAAATAGTAGAGGCATTTAAACTAATTAATTATTAAGTAGATCCCCCCAGGACCTACTTTTTATTTTCTTTAATAGTACCGTTCTCCCCCACCTCTAAAATACGTGGTCTTAATTTTTTGAAATTTCAGGTTTTCTTGGAAATCAAAAAATGTGGGCTTTTGTCGCACTATTTATTATAAATTGAGTGTTTATGGGTAATTCAAAAATAAAGCGAACAGTGGCCAAGAAATGCGCCAATTAATCGAAGTGTGCTTTATATAATTCTAATATATTTATAATAAATATATTTGTCTTATATAAGAGGTAAAAATAGTACGATTCTATAAGTTTTTGACCTTTATAAGACTATTACAAAGTAATAGACTTATAAGCATTTTAAACGTATTTTTACAGGAGGTAACATGAAAACACCAGTAAGAACAAAGGAACAAGTAACTAATAATAATGTTGAAACAGAATATAAAAGATTGAAAAAACTATTTGATGGTGCAGAAGCTGGGAAAGCAGAACTTGTAGATGAGTTGCTTAAGAAAGCTTCTTTTTTAAAGGTTGAACTTGATCGCTTAGAAAAAGACATATCTAAAACCTATGTCGTTCAAACGTCCACAAAAGGCAATCAAAGAATGAACTTAAACTATAAAGTTTATCTTCAGAGCTTAGCAACCTATCAATCAATAATCAAAACTCTAAATTCAATTCTAGGAACTCAAGTTGAAGAAGGCGATGATGAGTTTGATAAATTCATTGAGTCATTAGGAAAATGAACTATTTAAAAGAATATGTTAAAGCAATAGAAGAAGGAGCAATCATTGTTGGGAATGAACTAAAGATTGTATTATATGGACTCATCAAAGACCTCGATGATCCAAAGTATGAATACGATGAAAAACCAGGAGACTTAAGGATTAGTTTTATTGAAAAATTCTGTAAGCACACTAAGTCACCATTTAATGGTCAACCTTTCATTTTAGAACTATGGGAAAAAGCAATGCTTCAGGTTGCATATGGTTTTAAATACAGAGATACTGGTTTAAGAAGGTTTAATGAGGTTTTACTTCTTATTGCTAGAAAAAATGGTAAGACAACATACGTTGCTGGAATTGATTTAGCAGAGTTTTTTATCTCAAGTGGTGGAGTAGATATTGTTTGTGCTTCTAATACAAACGATCAAGCTTCAATTTTATTTGAGGAAATAAACAACATGAGAGAGCAAAGCAAGGCTTTATCAAAAGATCAAAGGAGCAGAAAGAACATTTTTTATATCTATTCGCCTAGAAATAAAAACAAGATAAAAAAACTATCTGCTCAAAGTAGAAACCTAGATGGTTTCAATATTGAGGTTGGGTGCATTGATGAGGTTCATCAAATGACAGACTCTAAAGTTTATGATGCAATAAAACAATCTCAATCAACAAAAAAAGAACCTCTTATTTTTATCATAACAACTGAAGGAAATGTAGTAGGTGGTTTTCTAGATAAAAAACTAGAATATGCAAGAAAGATGATAAAAGGAGAGATTCAAGATGAAAGGATACTTCCATGGTTATACACTCAAGATTCTGTAGATGAGATCTACCAGGATAAAAAGACATGGATGAAATCAAATCCATCATTAGGAAAAATAAAAACTTTGTCCTATTTGGAAGACATTATGAATAAATCTAAAAATGATTTATCTACCAGACTTACGATGCTTTGTAAGGATTTTAATATTAAGCAACTTGAATCTGGCTCCTGGTTAACATTTGAAGATCTAAACAATGAAACTCTAATAGATATGGATTTCTTAAAAGATAGTTATGCTGTTGGAGGTGTTGATCTATCTTCAACAACAGACTTAACTGCTAGTGTTCTTGTAGTAGTTAAAGATAAAAAGAAATACGTCATTCCTCATTTCTTTATGCCAAGTGAGGTTTTACAAAAAAGAATAGAAGAAGATTCAGTTCCATATGACATATGGGCAAAGAAAGGATTTCTTACTTTATCGGAGGGAAATCAAAATGATTTTTCATTGGTTACTAATTGGTTTCTTGAAATGGTAAGAACATATGATATTAGACCATTATGGGTTGGCTATGATCCGTGGAACTCAAGATACTGGGTTAATGAAATGGAAGAGGCTGGATTTACAATGGAAAAAGTAAGACAGGGCGTATTTACTTTATCAGAACCAATGAAACAATTAGAAGCCGACCTAAAGAATCAGATTGTTATATATAACAACAATCCAATTCTTAAATGGTGTCTTGCTAATACTCAAGCTAAGGTTGATATAAATGGAAATATTCAACCTTCAAAACTAAATAGTAAGTTTAAAAGAATAGATGGAGCTGTTGCTTTAATAATAGCTTATTCAGTTCTTAACACTTACAAAAAAGACTATGAAATAATGCAAAATTAAGGAGGTGTTAATGTGGGACTTTTTAAGAGAAAGAAAAAAGTGGGTAGTGTTGAAACTTATAAAGTCTTTAGTGATCTAAAACTACCTTTTGTACCTTTTGGTGAGAATATTTCTAATTCTGATGTTGTTAGAATTTGCATTGATAGAATAGCAAGTCAATGTGCAAAACTAAAAGGAAGATACATAAAAATAGGAGACGATGGAGTTCAAACTGAAAAGAATGGACCTGTCGCCTTTTTACTTAAATACAAACCTAATCCATTAATGACTCCTTATCAATTTATTTATAAAACTGTCAGCATGTTACTCTTTAATGACAACGCATTTATTTATCCAATGTATGATAAACAAACTTATAGACTTATAGGTTTGTATCCACTAAATCCATTAGTCGTTGAACCTGTTGTTGATAGCTTGAATAATTATTATCTAAAATTCATTTTTAAGGATGGATCAGATTACACAATTCCATATGATAATGTAATACATTTAAAAAGATTCTATACACAAAATGATATCTTTGGTGGTAATTCATCAACTGGTAGTCATGAAGCATTACTTAAAACTTTAAAAATAAATGATTCATTATTACAGGGTGTTGAATCAGGAATGTTATCTAGTTTTCAAATAAAAGGTATTCTTAAAATTAATGGAATGTTGAAAGAAACTGATAAACAAAAGCAAATAGATGAATTTAATAGAGCTATTGAAAAAGCAACAAATAGTGAATCAGCAATTGTACCTGTTGATGCGAAGGCAGATTATACGCCTCTAAGTGTTAATCCAACGCTAGTTGATAGTCAGACATTAGATTTTTTACAGAGTAAAATTTTAGATTATTTTGGTGTTTCAAAAGCAATCTTTAATAATCAATACAATGAAACTGAATTTAATGCTTTTTATGAATCAGCTATTGAACCGATAGCGATTCAACTAAGTGAAGGATTTAGTAACGGGCTATTAACACAGAACGAACTAGAAAGAGGAGAGGAAATCCTCTTTTTTAGTGAGAGACTGCAGTATGCCTCTTGGTCTACTAAGGTTTCTGCTATTGAGAAACTTATGGGTTTAGGTCTTATGACTCTGAATGAATCTAGAGCGCTTCTTGGACTAGAGCCAATAGAAGATGGTAACAAGAGACTACAATCATTAAATTATGTCGATGCTGACAAAGCAAACCAATATCAAATAGGAGGAAATGAAAATGGCGAAGACAATCAATAAAGAAGTTAGACTTGCTGAACTTCGTAGTGAGGAAGCAGAAGGCAAGATGCTACTTGAAGGCTATGCAATAGTCTTTGAAAGTGAAACTTTAATCGGTGATGAGGAACATGGATTTAAAGAAGTCATCGATAAAGATTCATTAGCAAGTGCTCAGATGAAAGATGTACCACTTAAATATAATCACGTGGATAATTTCTTAATTCTTGCACGTACTAAAAACAAATCTCTAACATTAGAGGTTGATGAAAAAGGATTGAAGGTTCGTGCTGAACTTTTAGATACAGAATCAAATAAAGATATCTATAAGATGGTTCAAGCAGGACTTTTAGATAAGATGAGTTTTGCATTTACAGTTGCTAAACAAAGCTGGGATAGATCAGGGAAAATACCTGTTCGTAGAATTCTTGGAATTGAGAGACTCTACGATGTATCTATAGTCGACACACCTGCTTATGATGCAACTAGTATTCATGCTCGTTCTTTAGAATTGGTGGATGCCGAACTAAAGGCTATGGATTTAGAAGAGCAAAATCGTAAAGCAGAAATTATCAAAAAAAGAATACAGATCAAATCGAAATTTTAGGAGGAAATAAAAATGAATTTGATTAAAAGAAAATCTGAAATCGAAGCTAGACTTCAAGAAATTAGAAGCGCTAGCGAAAACGAAACTAATGTAGAAACATTAACTGCATTAGAAAATGAAGTATCTTCTTTACAAGAAGAAAGAGCAATGATTGAAAAGAAAATGAATCTTGCTAGTCAAACTGAAGTAAAAGTTGTTAATGTTGAAACTAACTCAGAAACAAAAGAAATGTTAGAACAACGTGGTAAAGATTTAAGAGAAAGCAGAACTGTTAAAGTTTCATCTACCGGAGTCTTACTTCCTACACATACAGCTAATACTATCAGCGAATATCCATTTAGAGAATTTTCTTCAATTGTTGATAGAGTTAATTTAGTTAATTTAAATGGTGGCGAAACATATAAGAAATCATATGTTAAATCTCATGGCACTGCTGGCCAAACTACAGAAGCAGATGCCTATACAAATACTGAACCAACATTTGATTATGTAACTATTTCTAAAGTTAAACTTACTTGTTATACAGAAATTACTGAGGAACTTGAAAAGTTACCAGATCTTCCTTATCAACAAGAGGTATTAAAAAATATTGAAGTTTCTTTAAAAAAGAAAATAGCATCTCAAATAATTCTTGGCTCAGGTCAAACTAATAATTTCACTGGTATTTTCTGTTCAACTGCTTCAGCAATTGAAACATCAAAAGATATCTCAATTACATCAATCGATGCTAACACATTAGATAAAATTATCTATGGTTATGGCGGAGACGAAGAAGTCGAAGGCGATGCAGTTATTATTTTAAATAAAGCAGACTTACGTGCTTTTGCTACCTTAAGAACAACTGAAGGAAGAAAAGTTCATAATGTTGATTACAAAGCACAAACTATTGATGGTATTCCATATATTATCAACTCAAACTGCTCAGCTATTAGTGATTCAAACACAACAGATGGAACTTACTGTATTGCTTATGGTTCTTTAAAGAACTACGAAGTACCAGTATTCTCACCTGTTGAAATTGCTAAATCAACTGATTATAAGTTTAAAGATGGCATCATTTGCTATAAAGCATCAGTATTTACTGGTGGAAACGTTACTGGATTTAACGGTTTCTTAAGAGTTAAGAAATCTGTTACAACTAATAACACTAACACAAACACAGATACTGAATAATTAAATTAGAAGTGTGAGAGGAGGTAACACAATGGCAGAAATTACTGTATTAGATAAAGTTAAAAAGTCTTTAATGATTCCTTTAAGTGATACAACAGCAGATACAGAATTGAATACTCATATTCTATCATGCAGAGAATTGATTAAATCTGTAGGTGTTTCAAGTCAAGTTGCTAGTAGTAGCAATGGACTAGTTGAAGCTTTAATACTCATTTATTGTAAGACGTTTTATGGATTTACAAATGATGGTAGTGTTAAGACGCTTCCAGAATCGTTCGGCTTTTTGCTTAAACAACTGGCGTTAACTTGGGAGACAGATAATGTTTCCTAATTCTCCGAACACAACTCTCACACTTCTTAAAATTAAATCAACAACAGATAACATAGGAATCAAGAAAAACATTATTCAATCAAGCAAAATAATCACAGGCTCATTAAGATCAATTACAAAATTAGAACATCAAACATCCATATCTTTAGGTATAGAAATAGAAAAGAAAGTAGTTATACAATCATTTCTTTATGACGATTCAAAGTTTGTAAAAATAGATCCTAAACTTTATAAGATAGAAAGAACATTCGAGAATGGGCAATTTTTAGAATTATACCTAGTTAGTAGCGATATCGAGATTTCATGACTAGTACATCAATAGATGATTTAGGCGTTAAACTAACTGATTTAATTCAAGATTTCAGTACAGATGTTCTTGAATCTATAGAAGGTAAACTCGATGAAACTGCTGATCTGATACTTGATTATATTAAAAGTAATTGTCCTAAAAGCAATAGTGGTAGTAACCATCTTGCTGATTCCTTTGGTCTAACAATTGTTGGTGAAGGTACAAATAAAACAATATTTATATCTTCAAAAACTAAAGGAAGACTAGTTCATCTCGTTGAATTAGGCTTCAAACATAAAAGTGGAAAGTTTGTAATGGCACAGCCTTTCATGAGACCAGCATATGAAACTTTCACTCCTCAAATGCTAGAGGATATAAAAAGCATAATTAAAAATGGAGGTAGATAAATGGAACTCTCTACTCTTTACTCCATTTTGAATAAAGTCTTAAAAGATAAAGTTTTCTATGGTTCAAATACTTACGATAACAATGATAATGCTTCAATGCCTTTTATTGTTTATCAAGAAATAAGTAAAAGATGTTCTGTATTTACAGACGATAAACCAAAAGTTTATAAATCTAGTATTCAGATTACTCTGGTTACTAAAAATAAAGATTTGAAAACAGAAGCAAAACTTGAAAAGGCACTACTAGACTATTGTCTAGTATTTTCTTTATTAAGTGAGTCACGTAATGAGGACAAATCATTTAATAGAGTTTATGAAATTTATATGGAGGAAATATAACATGGCAAATAACAAAATTACATATGGCTTAAAGAACGCATATTATTCAAAAGCCACAGAAGGAACTGATGGAAGTTATACATTTGCGACACCTGTAGCTTTAGCAGGCGCTCAAGAATTCTCAACTGATATTGTTGGTGGTTCAACTAATGTAAATGCAGATGATCAAATTATTAAAACTGTTACTTCATTAGCAGGTAGAACATTAACATTGAAACTTACAGAAATTCCTGAATCTTTCAAAACAGATATTCTTGGATATAAGAAAATAACTACAACTGGTAACTTAGTTGAAATAGCTAATGCTCCAACTGTTACTTTTGCATTAGGATTTGAAATTCAAGGCGATGTCCAATCAAGACGTACATGGTTCTATTTATGTACTGTTACTCCAATCAGTGAATCTAGTAAAACAAAAGCAGATTCAATTGAAGTTAACTCTGTTTCATTAAATATTACTGTTCGTCCAATCAAAGCAGGAACAGAAACAATCTTAAAGATTACCGCATTTGAAAATGATTCAAACTATGCAACTTTCTTAACTACTGCTCCAGAAGTTCCAACATTAAGTTAGGAGGAAATATATGGAAAAAACAGTAGTTATTCAAGGAAAAGAATACAAACTTAAATCCTCATTAGGCACAGTTTTAAAGTATCGTGAGATTTTTGGAACAGAACTATTCAGTGATGTAAAGATTATCGATAGTTTAAAAGGAAAAGCAGAAGAGGAAATATCTAGAATTATTAATGTTATTTTTAGAATTACCTATGTATTACATAGGCCTTACACTGAAAAAACATATGACCAATTCATAGACGATTTAGATTTCTCAATTATTGGTGATCCTAAAGCTCTTGATGACTTAGCAAAAGCAATTGGTGAATTAATCAAAGTTGAGAACACAGGAGGACACGTCTCTCCCTAGTAACGAGTCAAGTGAAAATCATAGCCCTACAGCAAACATAATATTTAACTTGGCTCAATTAGGCATTTCACCTAGAGATGCCGAGCTTTTTGATATTGCTACTTATCTAGAAGTCCTAGATATACAAAACAAAATGCTTAATCAAAACAATGTAGGTAGTAGGAGGGCAACACAAAAGGACATTGATTCGTTTTTATTTTAAGGAGGTGGTTTAATGGCTGAAACAGTAAAAGGTTTAAATATAAAACTCGGTTTAGATACTACTGAATTAGATAGCAGATTAAAAGAACTTAACTCTGATTTAAAGAGTCAGGGCCAGGATCTAAAAGCCATAAACAACTCATTGAAATATGACAGCACAAATGTTGAGTTGTGGAAAAAGAAACAATCTACATTAAATTCAATTCTCTCTGATACTAAAGCTAAACTTGAAGCTCAAAACCAAAAACTAGAAGAAGCAAAGAAAGCTGTTCAAATCGGTGCATTGAGTGAAGAGGAGTTTAATAAACTTAAACGCGGTGTGATGTACACTGAAGCTGAAGTTTCTAAATTAAATAATGAACTAAAAAGCACTTCAAAGAAGATTGATGATTTAGGAAATGCAAAATGGGACAAACTTTCAAAAGTTGGATCAAGTTTAACTAAGTATGTAACTGGTCCAATTGTGACTGCTGTTACCGCTCTAAGTGCATTAACAGTTTCATCAATGAACTCAGCAGACGAAATTGGAGATAATGCCTCTAAAGTTTATTTATCTGCAGAAGCGTATCAAGAATGGGCGCACGCTTGTGAAATCTTAGCTGTTGATTCAACAGCAATGCAAAAATCACTAGTGAAGGTGAATGCTCTACTTGGTGATATTGCTAATGGAACTGGTGAAAAGTATGAAGAGTCATTAGCAAAGATTGGATTAACATTAGATGATTTATCTGGTTTAAATACTGATCAAGCTTTCACAAAACTAAGAGATGCTTTATCAAACTGTAAAGATGAAGCGACAAGAACAGCAATAGCTAATGAGATATTTGGAGATAAACTTGGTAGCGAATTAACGCAAGTTTTAAGTGCCACATCAGAACAAATAAATAATCTAAGAAGTGAAACACACGAACTTGGTATTGTTACTAACGAGCAAGCAGAAATAGCTGGATCGTTTACTGATCAACTTTCATATGTTAAACAAAGCTTATCAAGTGTTGGAACGGCCATTGCTATCGAAGTTGTACCTATTATTTCTAAATTATGTGATCTTTTATTAAATAAGGTTATTCCTTCAATTAAAAAAGTTATTAGTTGGTGGAGTGGCCTTTCATCAAATCTCAAAGGCATCATCGGTATTGTTACAGGAATAGTGGCTTCTATAGGTCCAATTCTGGTAGTAGTTGGAAAACTAGTTCCAATGTTAAAAACTATAGTAACAACAGTAAAATCAATCAATATTGCTTCAAAACTAGCATCTGCTGGTTGGATAGGATTAATCGCTATAATTGCTGTTTTACTACTTCAAAATGAGAAGTTTAGAGAATTGCTAAAGACAATCATGGCAGAGCTTGGAAAAGTTCTGGATGTTGTTATGGAGCTAATAACTAGTTTAGTTGATGCATTGATGCCTATTGTTGAAGTAGTAATGGATGTTATTAATGAGATTATTAATGTTCTTGTTGATTTGATTAATCAGATTCTTGATCCAATCATTGATTTAATTAATGTTGTTGTAAATGTAGTTAAGAGCCTGATACCAGTTATCAAAAATATTATCAATGAACTGACTAATGTTTTAATTCCTGTTATTAACGTTATTAAGAAGGTGCTTGAACCGATAATGTCCATTGTCAAAATCATTATTGATTTAGTAGTTAGAATTATTGAGGTAGTTACTAAACTGATAGATTCTGCACTAGGAATAATCATTAATGTTGTTTCTGTAATAGGAGACATCCTTTCTGTAATTATTGATTTAATAACAACTGTTATTGAGATAGTTGGAGATATTCTAGAACCTGTACTTCAAATAATAATGGCAATTTTAGAACCAATACTTGAGATCATAACAATCATTATTGAAGTGATAGCAATGGTAATGGATTTATTAGGTCCTTTAATTGACACTTTATTACAGCCTCTGTTTGTTTTACTTCAAGCAGTATTTTCTATTATTTCTGCCTTATCTCCTGTGCTTAAAGTAATAGCTCAAGTAATAGAAGCAGTAATCGTTCCAGTATTAAATGTTTTATTTGCTGTTCTAGAACCAATCTTAACTATTCTTAATAAAATTATTGACGCAATCAAATGGGTAATGGATAAGGTAAGCGGAGCATTCAGCTGGATCGGTGATTTATTTGGAGATATCGGCGATTGGTTCAAAGATACATTTAACATAGGCGGAGGATCAAGTTCATCATCAACAACAAATAACAATAGCAATGTAACCAATCAAGTAACAATTAATACGACATCAAGCACGTTTGATGTTGATTCAATCAATAATGCTTTAGGAGGTTCTTATCTATGAGAAAATTCTATTTTATTAATGATAAGTCAGAGTATTACTATTTCGATAAAAAAGACCAAGCCTATATATCTAACGTATCTGGGCTTGGTTTTGAAAAAGACATTAACTTTATTGATTATGATAATTTTTATAAAAAACTGAACGAAAAGAATCCTATAGGAGAGGTATCATTTAGTTTAGTCTTTACTTCTTATAAGGAATATAGAGAGTTTCTAACATATACAGAAAACTCTGAAACTTTATATCTGTATTACGAGTCTGATGATGTGAGATACATTGATTGTGAAATTGTATCTCTATCAAAAACTCAATTGATTTCAGGATTTCTAAGTTGTGAATTAGTTATTAAGAAACTATCTTATTGGTTTAAGAAAACAACAAAAGAAATAATAATTAATGTCGATTCATCAGGTAAGGTTTACTCATATACTTATCCTTATACTTATTCGGAGACGCAAAGTGGAACTGTATCGATAACAAATAAAGGATATTGTAAAGCTCCATTAAAAATAATTATTCAGGGATCATTTACAAATCCCGAAATAATCATAAAAAACAATGGCGTGCAAGTATCAAAATGTAAGATTTATTATGAAAGTACTAACGCCAAAATTGAGATTGATTCTTATCCAACCAATCAAAAAATAGAGATTACTGAAGATGGTGAAACCTTCAATGCTTATGAATATCAGGATTTTACTTGTGAGAATTTTATTTTCTTAGAAAGAGGAACGTTTGATATTGAATTCAAACCAAACTCAACAACAACTCCTAAATGTTACATAACAATGCTTGAGGGTTATCTAGGAAATTAATATGCAACTTATATTCTTAGATAGAAAGACACTGTCTTATAAAGACAACGCATATATTTCAACTGAATTTGAACTAGTTATAGATATGGTTGTTTCACAAAAGTCATCATTTAAAGTTAATAAAGGAGTGCTAAATGCTCAGATTGGAGACTTAGCTATTCTAAAAGAAAGAGATCTTAATTACATAGGAATCATTGAAGCATTAACACAAGAAACAAATGGCACAATGAAAGTTCAATGCTTAGATTTTAAAGAGCTCTTCAATATGGATATTCCTATTGAAACTTATACTGGTGATGTTTGCTTGCTTCTAAAGGATAAGATTAGGCAAGCTTTTATTAATAATACGGATAGTAAGCAAAATCTTACATATTTGAGTATTACTGCAAATGCTCATGTAAACGGAACTTTAAGTTATGGTGATGATTCACTTATTAATATAAAGGATTTAATTGAACTAGTTTCTAAAACTTACGGAATAATTGTTAAGTATAAAGTTGGTTTTGTAAGAGGAAGGTTTAGCTCTATTTATATTATTATTGATGAAATATCCAAAGCGACAAAGCTTAGACACGATTTAAAAGCTATTCATGATTTAAAGATCACTGATACTGATCAATACTCAGTAAATAAAGTAATTTATTATCCAAAGAAAGAGAATGAAACACATAAAACAACTGTGACTTATTATCTTTTAACGGATGGTAGCGTAACAACAAATAAAGACGATTCAAAAAGATATGAATATGTAAACTGCAGTTCATCTTATTATGGCGATAAAGATTACGATTCGTTAGAAACCAAAGCAAGAAGTGAAATGGTAAGTTCATCTAATGATCATCAAATCACATTTAATCTATCTTTAGATAATAATGTTTTTATTCCTTTATCAAACATGTATCTTGGATACTTTATTGAGTTTTACGCTCCTAAAAAAAGTTATTCAACATTGCTTACTCAAATCAAATATAAAAATAACTTTTATGAATGTTATTTAACTTTGGGCGAACATCGTAGTTCACTTACAGACAAAATTAAACTTCTCTCAAAAGGAGGAAGTTCATCAGGAACGGTGGTAAGCGCTGTAGCAACTGATGTAGATGGAGGTACTTATTAATGGGAGTAACAAAATTAACATTTGACGGTGCATTAAATTCAGCAAAGAATGATGCACTTTTTTATTACTATATTCTAAATAAACAAAATGGCGTGTTCAGAGGATTAGGGGGAAATATAACTCCTAGAGTTTCTAATAGTCAGATTATATTTACTGATGGTTTTGTTTCCGCATATGGAAGAAGAGCTTATGTTGAAAATAACACCTCAATAACTATTAGTTTGGACTCAACTAAATATGGACTAGTTGTATTAAGGATTAACACTTCTTCAAATACTGCTGTTTTAACAAAACTTGAAGGAACTGCTAGTGCATATCCAGTACCAACTCAAGATGACCTAGCTACTGACGATGGTATATATGATGTTGTTTTATGTGAATATTATAAAACAGCTTCTTCATTGACTATTGGTGTTACAAAAGTTTCGTATATTGAATTAGACACAACGTTAATTTCAAATGCAGAAACAAGATTAACAGATAAGATCAATGCTATTCAAAATGGAATGAAAGTTAAATGGTTTACTCCAAGTTCAACTTCAAGTGGGAGATATACGTTTAACTTAAGTACTTACGGTACAAAATCAGGAATTATATCTTTTGAATTATGTAATAACTGTTTCTCATTAGCTCTGGATTTAGCAAAGCAAACATCCGGCAGAACTTTCTATTACAGGTATCTGAATAGCGATTATCAAGTTAATGTCAATGCTTCAGGAAATTATGTATACATAACTCCTGGAAACACAGCACATAAAATCAAAGGTATTTATTTAAATTATTAGGAGGATAAATAATGGCAACAATACAACTTAAAAGAAGAACCTCAACAGGTACAGGCCCACTCGTAGGTTCTGGAACAATTAAACAGGGTGAACCATTAATTGATTTAAATGGCGGGAATATCTATGTAGCTAAAGCTGATAAAACAAATTCAATCACTGCAGATGATTACATTGAGTTTTTAAATCATGCAAACACTACATTAGAAATTAACAGTAAAGTATCAAGCGCTATCTCAGCATTAAATCTTGGAAGTGCATCTAGATATAATGCTGGAACAGGAGCAGGAAACGTTCCTGTAATTGACAGTAACGGGAAGCTTCAATCAGCTATTATTCCACAGATCGCAATTACTGATACCTTTGTAGTAGCAAGTCAAACAGCGATGTTAGCTTTAACTACTGCTCAAATCGGTGATGTAGCTGTAAGAACTGATGTTAGTAAGTCATTTATATTAAAAGAAGCAGGTACATCTACTTTATCTCACTGGCAGGAATTATTAACACCGGCTGATAAGGTTTCATCTGTTAATGGAAAAACAGGTGCAGTAACTATTTCTTTAAGCGAATTAGGTGGTGTTTCAACATCAACATATAGTTCTCACGTATCTAGCAACCTGCACTTAACTGATGCTCAAAGAACAAAGTTAGCGAACTTGTATTTAACTGATGTGAAATATGGAAGTTCAAACTCTGCTATTGCATCAGCTTCATCAGCTTCAGCAGTTACAAGTAGTTGTATTGCTGGAGGTTTAAAATTATTTGCTTCATTAAACTCTGGATATAATCCGTCAATTAAGTCTCTTTATTTAGGTATTGATAGTTCTAAAGTTTTAACACCAACATCAAACATTGATGGGGGTACTTACTAATGGCTAACAAGATTCAAATTAAAAGAGGAACAAGAACACCAACAACGTCAAATCTAACTAAGATAGGTGAAATGGCAGTAGATTACAGTAATAAAAAAGTTTATATAAGACTGTCAAGTACAGTTCTTTGCATAAACACTAGTTCATCTTCTTCAGGAGGTACAACAAGCTAATGGCTATTATTGCAGACTTAAATTCATCTTATGGAGTTAAGGCTTGTTACCATAGGGTAACTTGCGTATCAATCAATGCGTTAGTTAAGGAAGTTACTATTTGTGTTTCATCTTATGTTTCAAAAGAAAAAAGAGATGAAGGATATGATCCAATTGATGCAATTGATATCACTGTTCCAGAAGATGACTATGAACAATTCTTAAATGTAAATATTTATTCAGCTTCGTATAACTGGTTAAAAGAAAACGTAGAAGGTTTCGAGGACGCAACAGATGATTGAGGAAATTAAATATACTAGAAAGAAAATCATCAAATCGTTTATTGATGTTAATAAAATTTACAAAGAAGTGAGCGCTCTACTAGAGAATAAAACGATTATGTTTATGTATCTTGGTGGCTCGCTTGCTTACGACACTTTTAACAAAGAAGTTTCAGATATTGATATTAATGTTTTTGTAGACGACTTTGATTCTTTTATTCATACACCATGTGGAGATTATGATCTCTTTATTTATGGAAAAGAATGGATGATGAAAAGAGAACTAATGGATGAGGAATTACCGCTTTATAACAGAATCTTCATTGATGACAAGTATTCAATTAACGACACTTTACTTTATAAGAATCCTCAATATCAAAAAGAATATGAGGAATACATAAATTTTGATATCACAACTGTTTTTAAAACTTATTTAAAAAATGTTTATGAGTATTTTATGTTTCTTTACATAGATAATGAACAACCTCTTAAACGCTTTTATCACGTTATAAGAATTAAAGGACAACTAGAATCCTATAAAAAAACAGGAAAGTATGATCTTACAATCGAACGCGATTATAAAGATGAAGCAATCCTGTTTAAAGATAATCTAGAAAAAGAAATAGGCAAGAAAATCTATACTACAAAGATAGGTAATTACCTAGAGGAATTTAAAACATATTACGAGGAGGTTCTCAAATGACAACAACAGATATAGTGCTTTCTATCATAGGAGTAATTGGAACTTGCTCTTCAATTTTATTTGCTTACTTAGTCTTCAAGAGAAATGATCGTGGAGACCGTAGACAAGAAGGAAGAGCGAAGGAGTTTTAATTTCTGATGTTGGATATATAAAATCCAGCATAGATAGAATAGAAAAGTCAATCGACAAGCTAGATGCTAACTACAGCAACTTATCAGAAAGAGTAGTGAAAGTGGAAGCAACGCTAGATGCCCACATTAAAAATAAAGAAATTCATAAAGCAACTGTAAAAGGAGGTAATGTTTAATGAATGAAATTGTACTAAATATCATTAGTTGTTTAGTAACAACAGTGATCCTTCCGCTTATTACAATTGGTGGAACAAAACTTATTCAATTGATTAACGAGAAGATCAGTAATCAAAAATCAGCTAAATTATTATCAGACGCAACTACTGTAGTAACAAATGCAGTACGTTGCGTTTTTCAAACTTATGTAGACACTTTAAAGAAAGAAGGAAAGTTTGATAAAGAAGCTCAACTCATAGCATTGAATAAAGCAAGAGATATTACTTTAGATCAATTAAGTGACGACACAAAGAAGTACATTACAGATAACTTCGGTGATTTAAACGTTTGGGTTAACACTCAAATTGAAGCTATTATTGACTTGTTAAAGAGTAAGTAAAATAGTCCCTAACGGGTATTGAGCTATCAAAAAAGTGCGTTTTTATGTATCATATCCATTACAAACTGCCAAAAATGATGTATCATATTTGTTAGTTAAAGACATATTTAAGAATCGACTTTGATAAAATATTCAAAGTCTTTTTTAAATTTATAAAAAATGATTATTTATAGTTATATTTAATATAACTAACTTGATTTA